CGCTCCCGCCGCGTCCGCATGGTTTTCCCGCACGTCGTCGGCGCACCCGATCAGCGCCATTTGCAGGCCGCGCAATTCGGTCTTGTCCAGCGCGTCCGCCGCGAGCATGCCGCCGAGCTGGTCGGACATGGTTTCCAGCCGCGCCACGATGTCGGGCAAGGTGCAGATCGCCAGCAGTTCGCCGGCCTGGATGTGGTCGATCGGTTCCGCGCGGGCGGCTAGGCGGCGAAATTGGGCGAGGGGGGACATTATGCGGCCTCCTGCATATCACAAGCCGCCAACGCGGCATCAAACTCCCGTTGCCGGGCGAGAAATTCAGCATCCCCAACACGGGCGATGAGCACGGCGCGGGCGGCGCGGTAGGGGTTGTGGATGCTCACCACGCCCAACCAGTCGTAGGCGCTGGTGCGGGCCACGCCGGACGCCACAAGCAGGGCGTCAACGGCGGCGCGACGGGCGATCACGCTGCCACCTGCTCGGCAACGCGGGCGATGCTGGCGCTGTCAAAAATCGGGGTCAGATCCCGCAACATGTCGAGAAGGTCGGGGAAATCGTAACCGCGTGCCATGAGAGCGTCGGGCGCGCCGATCAGCTCGATCTGTTTGCGCGCCTGGGTCAGCACGGCGGCAATGCGGCGATTGTGGGCGATGATGTCGGCAACCGCATCGTCGCGCAGGTTGTCCAGGGCCTCGGTGCCGAAATACTGGGCTTCGGCGTGGGATACGAGTTGCATCGGTTCGGCTCCTGTTGTTTAACTGCCATCATACTGCACGTCGCGCACACGGCACGCAAGGGGCAAAATGCACGTCGCGCACAATCTAATCATTGACGCCAAACCGGGCGCATGCACATTATCCGGCATGGAAAGCGCACTTAAAAACCACCGAACCGACGCAGGCCTGACGCTTGTGCAATTTGCCGAGCTGGTCGGGGTGGCACACACGACCGTCATGCGATGGGAGAGCGGCGCGGTTAAGATTGACCCTGCCCGCGCGCTGCAAATCCATCACAGCCATGGCATCCCGCTTGCCACGTTGCGGCCTGATTTATGGAAGGATGCGGCGGCATGATTGGTTTTATTGTGACCCTGCTTTTTTGGATCGGCGGCGCGATTGCGGTTGGTTCGGTTGCTTGGGTGCTACTGTTTTTATGGGCCGCGCGGTTTCAGTCGCGGATGCACGATCCCTACGAATAAAACAACCAACGGAGGAAAAAATGAAACGATCACGACCGGCCTCAGTGCCTAAGCCTAACGCGCTTGGTATACCCGTCGAGAAGCGCGCCGAAGTCACGCGCTTGTATTTGCTCGGCAGCACCTATCCCGACATCATTGCAGCCGTTGGCGGTGGTGTTACCAAGCAGCAAATCAAGCATTTCTCCGAGCATTACCGGCTCAAGCGGCCTGCCGGATACGTCAAAAATCCGCGCCACGTTTGGTTTGACGAGCGCGACCAGGCGATTGCGGACGGGCTGAAACTGAACCTTCCATGGGCGGACATCCGGGAGAGCGTCAATGCGATCCCCGGGCCGATCGTCACATGGGCCGCGACGGTTGCCCGCGCTCGGGATGTCGGAATGGCGCGCACGGTTCGGTTTATCGCGGCACCTCGGCCAAAAGCACCACGGAAGCCGCGCGTCAAAAAACCCAAAATCACACCTTGGACGCCTGAGCGCGTTGCCGAATTATACGCCGGCCATGCCGCCCACAGATCGGCGCAGACGGTGGTTGCGACGTTGCAAGCTATGGAAGGGTTGCCGTTGACCGAGAAGGCTGTCCGGGTCAAGGCTCAGGGGTTGCGGCTGTTGTGGCAGCGACGGGGGATTGTGCGGGTCAAGGCCATAAAGGTTCCGGTGGCTCGGGTCGCCAAAGTATCGCGGATTATTCAGCGCGCCGCGATCCCAATACCCGAGCCGGTATATGTCGCTCCGTTGGTTGAGCCGCTGCCCGGTCCTGATGGCATCGTGGCCGCGCCTCTGGAATACGTGATGAATTTTTGCGCGGTTCATGGAATTGCAGATCAGTGGCTCGACATGGATCGGGTCAACAAGGTCCGCAAATGGCTGAAAATGCCTCCGATGGTGGTTGATTGCACGGCGGGGGCGGCGATATGAACATTGATTTCCGGCTGTCTTACGGCGATTTCATCGCTTCAAAAACGCCAAAGATGATTGCGACCGGCGTAGAGCCTACCGCCATGCCGGCGCATTTGTTTGATTTCCAGGCGGCAGAGGTTGCCCGCGCGATCCGTTTAGGCCGGGCTGCAACGTTCTGGGATACCGGCCTGGGCAAGACGCTTACCCAGCTTGAATGGTGCAAGCAGGCGGCTGCGGCAAGCAACGGCATGGCTATCTTGTTCACGCCTCTGGCCGTTGCCAAACAGATCGAGCGCGAGGGCGTGCGGTTCGGCTACTCCGCCCGCGTAATTCGCGATCAATCCGATGCGTTGCCGGGCATCAACATCTGCAACTATGACCGGATGGACAAGATCGATCCCGACGCATTTGGCGCGGTCAGCCTCGACGAAAGCAGCGTTTTGAAAAATATGACCGGAGCAACAACGCGCGCGCTGATTGCCATGTTTGCCGGCCATCGGTTCCGCCTTTGCAGCACGGCCACGCCAGCGCCAAACGACCATATGGAACTAGGCACGCATGCCGATTTCCTGGGCCTGATGTCACCAAGCGAAATGCTATCGCGTTGGTTCGTCAACGATACTTCTCTCGCATCGCAGCAATGGCGGTTGAAGGGCCACGCGGTCAGCGATTTCTGGGACTGGGTTGCATCATGGGCATCGTGCGCCGGGTCGCCAACGGATCTCGGTTTCGACGGCACGCGCCATATTTTGCCGCCTATGAATATCATCAGGCACCAAGTGCAAGCTGAAGCGAAGTCTTTTGAAACCGGGATGCTGTTTGCTGGCGATGTAAGCGCAACCGACATGCACGCGGTCAAGCGCGCCACGGCGGCGGCGCGGGCTGCCATTGTGGCCGGCCTAGTGGCTGCCGAGCCTGCCGAGCCATGGGTATTATGGTGCGATAGCGATGCGGAAGCGGACGCTTTGCGCGCGGCGATCCGTGCGGCGGTTGAGGTTCGAGGATCACACACGCCAGAAAAGAAAGAGGCGACGCTGGCAGACTTTGCAGACGGCAAGAGCCTATATCTGGTCGCCAAGCCGTCGTCGTGCGGGTTCGGCCTCAACTGGCAGCATTCCGCGCGCATGGCATTCATCGGGCGCAGCTTCAGTTATGAGGCGTGGTTTCAAGCGGTTCGGCGTTGCTGGCGGTTCGGGCAAAAGCGGCCCGTCACAGTGCATCTGATTGTAGCAGAGGGGGAGGATCAAATCGGGCGTGTGATTGACCGCAAGGCGGCAGGACACGACCAAATGAAGACGGCGATGGCTGCGGCCATGAAACGTAACCGGGTTGTTGCAGGCGAGGTTAAAGCCCCGTATTTGCCAACCCACAAAGGGAATTTGCCAAAATGGTTGACTGTTTAAACGAAAAGCACGGCGAGGATTGGTCCGCTTATAATGGCGACAGTTGCGCTATTTTGCCGCAGTTGCCGACTGCAAGTGTTGACTTCTCGGTTTACTCGCCTCCCTTCGGCGATCTGTTTGTCTACTCGCCATCGGCTAATGACATGGGCAATAGCGCCAACGATGCGGAGTTTTTCGAACATTACAAGTTTTTGATCCGCGAAAAGCTTCGCGTCACCAAGCCGGGGCGGCTGTCGGCGGTGCACTGTTCCGACCTGCCAGCGCGCAAATGGCGGGATGGGTTCATTGGGACAAAGCCGTTTAGCGACGACATCATTGCCGCGCATCGTGAAGCTGGCTGGCACTTCCTGCGCCGCGTTACGATCTGGCGCGATCCGGTGGTTGAAATGACCCGCACCAAGGCGCTGAACCTGCTATACAAGCAGATCCAAAAAGACAGCACTTCGTCATGGCCAGGATCGCCGGATTATCTGCTGATCTTCCGCGCGCCAGGCGATAATGCGGTGCCGGTCGGACACAAGCCGGCTAACTTTCCCGTGTCTCTTTGGCAAAAATGGGCGTCGCCCGTATGGATGGACATTAGCCAGACGGCGGTTTTGAACAATCGTGCCGAGGCTGCAAAGTGGATTGGCGACCCGCTTTACCTCGACGATGCACGCGAGGAGGACGATGAAAAGCACTTATGTCCGCTGCAATTGCCACTGATCGAGCGTGCCGTTATGATGTGGTCAAATCCTGGCGACGTCGTGCTATCACCGTTCCTCGGGATCGGCAGCGAGGGGGTTGTGAGCGTCAAGCGGAAGCGGCGGTTTATCGGCGTAGAGTTGAAGCCGTCATACTTCGCGCAAGCATGCCGTTCGCTCGCAGCTGCAGAGGCTAATACCGGCGACATTCTCGACGTGCTGGATTGCACCGAGAGCGTCGCCGCATGAATACCGGGGCCAACATTCCCACGATTGCCGGCGGGCAGTCGCAACGGCGTCCATCCCTAACCTGCGTGCCCGGTAGGGTGTATCACGCGCGGGAATTGGGCAAAGCCAGTTGGCCGGCTGCACAGGGTGCAGTCTTTTCGAGGCTAATGGACGCTACCCGCCCATTTTTCCGAGATCGGGCACTCTCCCCGATGCGGTCGCGCGATATTTCCTCCATCGCGCCTCCCCGCAAACTTGCCCGGCTGGCGCTGAGTATCGCGCCGGTCGGGTCTTTTGCCGGGGCGATCGCATGACAGTTCATTACCACGGCACGCCAATTACTCCGATTTCTGCGCTTTACGAATTGGCAGGCCGAAACTTTTGCGTTTCTCACGCGCGCCCCGACGACGTTCGGAGGTGCCACGATATCGGGCAATCCGTCATGCTCGACAATGGTGCGTTTTCTCAATGGAAATCGGGCAAACCGACCAACTGGCCGAGTTATTATCAGTGGTGCGAGCGATGGCTGCAATATCCAACGAGCTGGGCAATACCGCCCGACGTGATCGATGCGCCAAGCCAGGAGCAGGATGCGCTTCTGAACGAGTGGCCACATGGTAAACGCCAAGCAGCGCCAGTTTGGCATCTGGACGAACCAATCGCGCGGCTCTGCCGTTTAATTGAACAGGACTGGAACCGGGTCTCTTTCGGATCTACGGCTCAATTTGCCGTGGTGCTGTCGGAACCGTGGGTGCGCCGGATGGATGAGGCGTTTGAAGAAATCATGCGTGTATTCGGCAAATCCCCGCCAACCCACATGCTTCGAGGTATGCAATGCGCCGGCAAACGGTGGCCGTTTATGTCACTAGACAGCACCGATATCGCGCAAAATCATCATCTTCCGCACAAATCCCCCCGCGTTATGGCTGACCGATGGGATGCCGTGCAATGCCCTCCAGTTTGGGTTCAGCCGCACCTTGAACAATTGGAGTTTGCGGCATGAAATATTTAACGATTGTTGCGTATTTTGCATGCATCCCCGCCGCGAATTGGATGATCGGCAACGCCGGCACAGTCTGCGTGCCGAATGGGCCATGCCTGATCCCTGTCGCGCCCGGTCTCATGGCACCATCTGGGGTGTTGATGGTGGGCTTCGCGTTGGTGTTGCGCGATCTGGTGCAGCGCAGTTTCGGCACCCTGGTTGGATTGGTGGCAGTCCTGATCGGCACCGTAGCAAGCGCACTGATCGCGCCGACCGAGTTGGTGATTGCGTCCGGGGTGGCGTTCTTGTTGAGCGAACTTGCCGACTTCGCGGTTTACACTCCGTTGCAGCGGCGCGGTTTGGTGCTGGCTGTCGTCACGTCATCGGCGGTGGGGCTGGTAGTGGACTCCTTCGTATTCCTGTCGTTGGCATTCCACAACCTCGATTTCATCGCCGGGCAGATCGTCGGGAAGGTTTGGTCAGTCGCCGCAAGCGTGATGGCGATGTCAATCGTTCGGCGGTTCGCATGACCGAGGCCGAGGCGCTGTTGGACGCATATCGTCACGCGCTGGGGATGTAGCCATGCGCGCCGAGGACGCGCTACAAATTGCTGCGGTTAAATTCCTGCACCACGCTCTACCCGAGGACGCGGTTTACACCGGCATCGAGCACGCCGGGCAGATTTCCATGATCCAGGGCGCGATCCGCAAGGCAAAGGGCGTGCGGCGCGGTTTATCGGATCTGATGATCTGGTGGCAGGGCAGGTTCATCGCCATCGAACTCAAAACCGCCAAGGGTGTCATGTCCGACAGTCAAAAGGAGTTTGCCGACGGCATAACCGGGGCCGGGTTCAGATACTATCTGTGCCGCAGTCTGGCCGACATAGAAAGCGCGCTGGTTGATGCGGGCATGCCTCTCCGGGCTACCTCTTTCGGGCGCGACGAACGCCTTGCCAAGCAGCTTGCTGCGCCCAAGAAGCGCGCGGGACCACGTAAGGCGGCGGTTGATCCGACACCCGCACGCAAGCGGTTCCAGCGGGTTCAATACGGCCTATGACGGTCGCAACCCCCCTAGCTTTAATGATCGCAGTCCTCCATAATTGCCGCGATTTGCAGGAAATTGCCGCGACATGGCTGGCACCAAGCAACCAAAAACTGATAAAATCCCTGCGGCCTCACGACTATTACACGCTCATTCTGGAAAAGGATCAGCTCAAATGGGACCGTCAGAGTGCCGAGAATGCAACGGGACGGGCGAAAATTACCCTGATGCCTGCGGGACATGCACCCGGCGATGCGAGCGCGAATACCAGTCTGCAAGGGCGTCAGGGGGCGGTAAAATGAGCATGGCGGCGCTGTCTTTCGTCCGGAATATCCGCGTTTCAGGGCCGCAAAAAACGGTGCTTCTGGTGCTTGCCGACATGGCAAACGACCACAACGAATGCTGGCCTACTATCGCAACGATTGTCAGTATTTCGTGCTTCTCTGAGCGGTCGGTTCGGGACAGTTTGAGGCAGCTCGAGGCGCTCGGTATTTTGTCTGTTTCGACGGCTACCGGAAAGGCATCAACCTATAAATTATGCCCCCCTACCCCGGCACGTCCTGCCCCCCCCACCCCGGCACCACATGCCCCCCTACCCCGGCACGTCCTGCCCCCCACCCCGGCACGTGGTGCCCCCATAATCCTAAAGAAACCCAAGAAAGAAAGTTTAAGTAAGAAAACCCCCATACCCCCAGAGTTCGATCTGACCGAAGATGCCGCGCCTGTCGGCGCTGAGATTGCCATCATCGCAACGGATTATTTCGCGATCTTTTGGGCGGCATATCCTGCCCGTTTGTCGTCGGGGCAAATGGTCAAGCCGGACAAGATCGCGGCACAGAAAGCGTTCGCGAAAGCCTGTCAGAAAATGCCACCCGAACAGATCATCGAGGCTGTCCGGTCATTCCCGTTTCAAACCGACAAGCCGCAGTTTATCCCAGGCCCTGCCGTGTGGCTTAATCGCGGCTCGCATATGGCCGAGGTTGCGCCCATCGGCACCGTCAGCACCGGCGGCGACTTCTCGGCAGCGCGACGGGATTGGGGTATCGGCACTTTCGACATGCTCACCACCACCGACGAAAAGGAGATTACCATTGACGCATGACCTGCAAGCGGTTCGCACCGCAGCGACATGGGCCGCCGTTCTGGTGGATCTGTGCAACCACGGCAGCGAGGGCCGCCCCGACAAAGACCGATTGGCAAACATCGCCAAGGCACTCGCAGCCCGGTTCGACAAATCCGCATTCGGGCAGGAAAGCGCGCTTTACGTTGCCGAGCGGTGCCAGTATTTCCCGGCATTTGCCACGATGGTTGAAAAAATCACGGAATGGCGGGCCTCGGTATCGCAAAGCCAGCCGCGCCTCGCCGCACCAACTGACGGCCTGGCCGAGATGGACCGATCATGGGTCAAATTCTATCGCGATCACCTGCCGACGAAAACCACCGACGCGGGACGTGATCGGCTCGGCAGTCTCATCCGCCAGATGTCACCCGCCGCATGGGCCATCATATCCCCCCCTGAGCCTCGCGAGGATGCCACGCCAGCACAGGCGCGGCGTATGGCAGCTAGGGCAGTGGCGGACATCGCGACAAACAAGCCTGCGGGCTTCTATGGTCCGATCGCGAACGCGGGGCAGAAACCGGACCAAGCAGCGCCGGCATTGTCGGTCAAACCATACCCGCCGGAGTTGCTCGCGGCTCAACGTGCGGCTAATCCGATCGTTCAGGCAGCTCTGAAGGCGAAGGGCTAATGACCGCACCGATCACCTGCCGAGCATGGGCCGGGACTGCGGTCGATGTGGACCACGTGGCGAACGACCCCGTGAACCATCCGCCGCACTACACCAACCATCCCAGCGGCATCGAGTGCATCCAGATCACCGAGCATATGAATTTCAACCGGGGCAACGCGGTCAAATACGTTTGGAGGGCCGGCGAGAAAGGGGACGCGGTGCCGGATCTGGAAAAGGCAATCTGGTATTTGCAGCGGGAGATTGCGCGGTTGGGGAGGGCATTATGAAAGATATTGCCGAGCGCCTGCGTTGGTGCCGATGGAGGGATTCAGCGGGCAGATACGTCGATGTCTACAACATGTCGGGCATTGAAGCCGAGCGGCTAGAGGCGGCGGAGGAAATCGAGCGGTTGCGAGGGTTGGGGCCTCGCTACGATGGACCGCCGGTTTATGTGTGGGTTTGGCTGACGCGAGGGCAGTTTCTCAGATACGGGCGCGGCCAATGGGGATGAATGAAGCTGTGACCAACCCCGAAACATGCGCGCGCGCGTTGTCAGACGCCCCACCAGACCGTTCTAGCGCGTCGTCTGGTAGGGTAGGTGCGGGCGACGGTCAAAACACGCTAGCGGGGCGTTCCACTCGATCCTGGCATCATGGCCGCGCCTGCATGTCCGACAAAATCCGCGCGCTATGGGCAGAGGGCGGCTACACGGCGCGGGAGATAGCGGAGAAGCTGGGCATTAAGATGTTGACCGTCGAAAATTTACGGCGCGCTGATCGGGCCAAGATGGCTCGTATTGCGGCTCTCGATGCAGGGCCGGTTGAGCCGCCGTCGCTTGGGCCACCGGAGACAATCGATATCAACAGCGCGTGCGCTTGGGCTGATCGGCATGGGGTCGCGCGAAATATCGCGGCGATCAATGCCGAGCGGGCGGTTTGGGGTTTGACGGCATGGAGGATTGGGCGATGACAAACGCAGCACCAGATCTCGGCGCAGACGGCATTGCAGCGCGTGCTAGGCTGACCACCGACGCAATTTACCGTGGCAAGATCGTAGCGCGGCAGGTGGCGCAGGACGCGCTGGATCATTATGCGCTAGCCGGCCAAATCACGGTCCGCCAATACGAAGCGGGCATGCGGTTGCGCGCCGCTAATGCCGGGTCATGGTTCCGGCCTAAGGTCACATCGGCGGCGCTGTATGCGTCCGATCCGGGGCTTGACGACGGCGAAGAAACGCAAACCGAGGAGGAGCGTTACGAGGCGATGCAGCGCAATTTCGAGACCGTGGAGGCTGCGCGGCGGATCGTGGGCGACCTATGGATGCCGGTTCGGGGCGTGTGCTGCTATGCGAGTTGGGCCACGTCCTATCCAGGCGGCATTCCGGCGTTGCGGGCGGGGTTGGAGCGGTTGGCGGATGGTTGGGGGGTGGGGCGGTAAATGGCGTCAAATTACAAGGTTTTGTCGGAAATCCATGAAAGGATGCACGCGGCAGCTTTGGTGAAAGGTCCAAAGGGCAAATATGATCAAATGAAAGGAAATCCAGCCTTCCCAGCCCAGCCTTCCCAGCCCAGTCATTCGAGTAAGTCCTTACCTCGTCTGGCAGGACTGGGAGGAAATAATTTGACGCGCCGCAAATAACCTGCTAGCGAGGGTCAACGCCACCCCTGCGACTATCGCTCGGGTGGTTTTTTTTGCCCAAAACCCGCGCCGTGAGGCGTCATATTCCCGATGAAGGACTAAACTCATGGCCGGTTCACCGATTGCCACGTTTGGCGCTCCCACTGTTGTCACGGACGGCGCAACCCAGGTTTGGGACTGCACCGGATCAAGCCATTTCACGTGGACCCTTGGTGCCAGCCGCACCATGTCCACCCCGACAGGCATCGCGCCGGGTCAGGTCATCACCATCAGCGTCACACAGGACGCTACCGGCTCGCGTCTTGTGACATGGCCGGCAAGCTTCTCCTGGCCGACCAATGGCACTGCTCCGACGCTGACCGCCACCGCTGCCAAGACCGACATTTTCCAAGGGTTCTACGATCCGACCGCTGCGAAGTGGCGGATGATGACCCTCGGCCTGAACATGGCATAACGGAAATGGCAAGCACTCTTGGCGGGCCGGGTGTCCGCCTAATGGATACGGCGGAAATCCTGCCGCAGACCAAAACAATCCTCAGCGCGCTCAACGCCACTGTCGGCACGTTGGCGGCTGGCGTCATCACAGGCGGCAGCGAAGTCGTGGTCATCACCACCAACGCCACGCCCGGCACGCAGACCACACGCACGGCGTTGCAGATGTTCCAGGACGATCCGACCGCGTTTATCGGTGCGGGCTACATGTTGCGCATCTCCAACTCTGGCGCGGGCACTCTGACGCTCGCAGGCGGGACCG